TTAATTGTTGGTTTAATTCTGCAAAAATTCTTACTTTAGATTTTCCTAAAAGCTTAATTTCGTTTTGGTCTTCTTTAGTAAGTTTGTTAAGCATAATATTTACAGTAGGAGTATAGAAAATTGTTCCATTCTCTCTACTACCTGTAATAGTGTCGGTAACTGAAGCTACACCTAAAGGCATAACATATTCATAAATAGTAGTACTATTCCAATCAATTGCGTCAATTTCTAATTTGTTAGTTGCGTCATAAGTGTAAGATACATCTTCATCAAATACAGAAAAGAATATTTTCTTTACTCCTCCTGATATACGATTACAATCAAGTCCCCTACCTTTTGTTAGTGCTGTACAAGCCATGTTATTTTATTTTTTAGGTTAAGGGAGGAAGGGTTTTACCCCCTCCTTCCGTATTATTTATTTTATTATGATTGTCTTACGATATCAGCTCCAACTCCTGACTGAACGCCTGCAGAGTAACGACAAACAAGTCTCATGTTGTCCGAACCTGTAAACGCCATATCGATTAAATCTATCCTCGTACTATCGCTTAGCAAATCAGTCCCAAAATATAAATTAGACTTCTGAGCTGCAATTAATTGATTATCTAACATTCCATTACAAACAGCGATTTTGTACCCTTCAAATACAGGTGCATAGTCTCCGTTCATATTGTAAGCATTTACATATCCTAAAGTAGATACTGCTGAAATATAGAAAGCATAAGTTTTAGGTGACATATATATGTGAAGGTCTTCTTTTCTTAAGATAGCTGAAACATTAGCAGCCATGTCAGCAGTTAAAGTTTGTAAGTTAGCAATAATGTTAGCTGCTGTATAAGCTCCTGAAGCTGAAGATTGAGTAACTGTTGCATCAGCATTAGTACCTGTTGGCATTAAGTAACCATTAGTATTTAAGAAACCTTGAAAGTCTCCTGTTGCTCCTGCTCCATTCCAAATGCTATTTTCAGTTGCTTCTGCTATGATTTCTCCCATATAAGAAATTACATAGTCATCAAAAGATGCAGGTGGTGGTGCTCCTGCTCCTGCTCTCATTTCTAAAGCTTCCCAACTGTCTAGTAAAGTTTTTTTACATAATTCCAAGTTAACTTGTTGATTACGAGGCTCTAAGACCTTTTCGCTGAGCGCAAGAGTTCCTGATGAAGTAAAGTCGCAAGATGCATCAACAACTAAAGCTCCTGTGCCTGCCATTCTCTGTATGTTACTTTTAAATTTCACGTTTTCTATCATTGTAAGATAGTCTAACGAGTTTGCTTGTTTCAGTGCTGCTGAGATGTAAAATCCTGCTGCTTTGCCTGAAAAGTTTGATGTTGTAGTAAACGCCATTTTTTTGTTTTTTTTTAATTAATATTATTTATTTAAATCGTGTAAGAATTTCTCTCTTCTTGTCATTTTTTTGTATTCTGCTCTTGATACAGGCTTTCTGTCTGAGCTGAATTTATTTACATCTAAAGGAGCTGAAGCAGGTTGTGAAGCCAACTCAGTCTTTAGTTTTTCGTTTTCTTCTTTTAACTTAGCCAATTCTTCTTCTGCTGAAAATTCAACTACTTCTGTAGTTTTAATAGACTTAGGATTTGTAGAAGGCTCAACTGTTTCTTCAGACATTTCTTCAACTTCATCATCACCCCCAACCTTAGCTTCTTTAAGTTTAGCTACAGCAATTTCTAAGTTTTCAATTCTTGTCTCCATACCTTTCCAATCAGCTACATCAGCTTCTTCTTCATAGTCTTCTTTTTCATCTTCTTCAGCTAATTCTTCTTCTTTTACTTCAACTGATAAATCTTCTTCTTCAACTGTATCTACTTCTTCAGTTTCACTTTCAATAACTTCAGCAACAATACCTTCTTCTTCAACTCTAAAAGATACTCCTGTGTCAGTCTTGTAAGTTCCAACAGGTAATAAAATTGTAGTTCCGTCTTCAGTTAATACTGAGATGTCCACACCTGCTTCTAATTCTTCAGCTGTTGAAACAAAAATAGTTCCATCTTCTGATTTTGCTTGCCACTCTAACTTAATTGTTTCTTCTTTGTTAAGACCTAGAGCTACTAAGATTTGTTCTTTAATGTCCATAATTTCTTTTTGATTTTATTAGTGTTTGTAATATATAATAGATAAACTATTACTTTGTTTGATTTTGCTTAATTATTTCATTTAACGCTGAAAGAATTTCCTCATTTGTAGGTGCTTTTTCTGACATTTGTTCCATCTTATCCGTAAAGTAGCCTTCAATTGAAAGTCCTTTTAATTCACCATCTTTGATTTTATTCCAAAGCTCGTCATTCTCTATCTTCATTTTAACGAACCAAGTGCCGTTAGGTAAGTCATAGCCGTATAACTTAGACTTATCCATATCACCTTCCTTGATCCAACTTTCAACCGTTAGAACACCTGAAACTCTATCTTGGTGTTGGTATGTAGCTTTATGATGATTGTTATGTTTTAAATATAATTCAGATGCTTTTCTAACTGTATCAGGACTAAAGTAAACATAGTAGTCGCTATCTGTATTAGGATTGTGTCTGAATATTTGCTTGTTAGGGATTAGAGCAGGACTAACTAACATTCTTTTTTCTTCATCTACCTTAGCAAATGTTAAGTTATTCTTTTCTTTTCCAAAGTAAACAAAGTCTTGTTCTATTGCAGGTGAAGTTACTAAACTGATTGCATCAATAGCTAATTCTTGACTATCGTCTGAAATTACTAATTCTACAATAGATGTAGTCTTTTCGTAATAGTCTTTATTGGCTTCTTCACATTCAGCTACTGTGTCATAAGTACAGCTTCCTGTTTTTCCCCATTTGTATTTTCCGTTTTCACATTGTTCGCAAGGCATATTATATAATATATTAAGTTAGTATTTATTTGATTTTAGATTGTAGCTCTTCTTCTAATATTGGCTAATTGGTTTTGACTGTTAGTCATTTCATCTGTAACTACAAAGGCTTTCATTGCTTCAGGTGCTACTCCTCCACTTAATTCAAAAGCTCCTGACATCATTTGTGGTGCAGGTGTTGTAGGTGCTGTCATTCCTCCTCCTCCTCCACTACTACCTGCTACAGGTGTACTATAAATCTTAGCCACATTTGCTAAACCTGCTGCAATAATTGCTGCTGCGTTTATGTAACCTAATGGTGTTCCTGCTCCTGCTGCTAAAGCTTTTGTAGCACCTGCGTAAGTGTCTATAATAGCACCTGCTGCTGCTAATTCTTTATTCTCTCCTGCCAAACCACTTAAAGCATTAGCAAGTCCTGAATAAGCAGCTAATTGAGCTTGAGCGTTTTCTAAATTAACTGCTTTTTGTTCTTCCGTTAAGCTTATTGCATTTATCTTTTGCTCTGACCTAAAACCTTCTATTTGAGCTAGTATTCCCAACTCTTCTGCTTCTGCTTGTATAAAAGCTATTCTATCAGCATCATTTTCTGTAAGCTCCATTTGAACCCTAGCTGCTTCTTTAACTATACTAGCATTTTCTACCATTAACTTTTCTTGGTCATCTAAAATGTTATTCAACTCGTTATTAGCTGCTATTCTTTCTGCAAAGGTCTTAGTAACATCATCTCTGATTTGTCTTTGCACTTCTGCTTCTCTGTCTTTTTGCTCTAGGATTTTTTGATTAGTTGCTATTGCTAATGCTGCTGCTTTATCAAGCTCTACCATTGCTGTTGCACTACTTATTATTCCACTTGTATATTCTGTAATAGACGTGGTTAATTCATCAAATTCTGCTTTTATATCTTTAGAAGCATTTTGAGCAGCAACAGATACTGCTGCCATATTTGCTATCAATTTAGTAGGACTTGTGATTTCTGCTAATAATTTTCCTACTGATGAAAGTAAATCTACAACACCACCTAAATTATCAACAAAATATGTCTGTATCGCTTGCCCTAATTTATAAAGCTGACCTATAGGGTCTGTAAAAAGTCCTTTTAAATAACCCTGAATTACCTTAAAATTATTGTCTAAATATGTGAATAAATCATTAAAAGCAATTGATGTTGATTTTAAGGCTATATTAAATTTATCTATTACATTTTGATTTTGTCTAAAAGCGTCTGCAAATGCAGCTAATGTAGAAGCTAACAACCCAATCCCTGCTGCTTTTAAAGCACCCCCTATTCCTCCAATAGCTTTTTTCATTCCACCAAAACCTTCTTTAGAAGCCTTCTTAGTAGCTTTATTTAGGTTATTTACATCTTCTGTTACTTCCCCAACATTAGATTTTATTTCTGCTTCCATTACTACTTTATCTGCCATTTTTTTATATTTTTAATTCATAAAGATTAAGAGTACAACTCCAACTTATATTCATATTAGCTGCTCCTGTTACTGCAAATAACATATCATTCGTTCCACTAAATGCCATCTCAGCAGCCCACCCTCCTGTTGTTCCTGACTTACCTAAATCTACACTTGATTGATCTACTGCTTTTAAATACACTAAACCTGTTATTCTTAAACATACTCTGTCATTTACTGCACCACTTGCTGCACTACCCCCTGTTCTAACCCCTATTACAGTTGCTTCAAAGCCCTGAAAAGAACTTGTTGAACTTCTAGCTATAATTGTAGTGGCACTATCACCATTAACAAAAAGATTAGTAGCTGTTCCGTCTGTTGTTGTTCCTGTTAAAGTAATTATAGAGCTTTGAGCATATCCTTTACCTGCACCACTAAAACCTCCTCCTCCAATAACTACTTCACCATCTCTTTCTGCTATTCCATAGTTTCCAAAGACTGAAGCGTTGTTTATTCCGTTTGCTATTTCGTTTTCATTACCTACTACTATGTTGTTTCTTGATAAACCTTTTACTGTATTATTCTGACCTATTATTAAAGTATTACTAGTACCTGTTTCTGTTGTGTTATTTGCACCCTGAAATTTATTGCTTTCATCACTAAAGCTTCTATTCAAATTTGTATTGTATCTAAAAGTAGAGCAAGTTCCGTCTGCTTGGTTGTAAGTGTAACCGTAAGCTTCACATTGCAACTGATTAGGTGTTATGTCATTTCTTCCGTCTGTAAAGGTAACAACTCCTAAAGCTGAAGTTGATAAAGGCTTTACATCATAGCCTGATAAATATGGTATTGTTGTTGCCATTATGGTATAAGTATAAATTCAACTGTTGCTAAGTCGTTTGGTTTGTAATCTATATTATTTACTCTGTAAGTTCTGTTCTTAATCATTACAGTATCATTGAACTTGAATGTATTAATATCAGAAGGACTTAAATTTACTTTTATAGTCATAATTCTAGTATCAGGATTATAAAGCTCAGAGTAATAAGGCAACCAATACAAGTTAAATAAATTATTAGGAACTGAGTTACCCACAGGTAGTATTAACTGACATTGTCCAAAGTGGAAGTCTAAAGTGCCTGTTGCAGTTGGAATAGTAGATAGGTGGCTAAATTGTAAAAACTCATCTTCTAAAGCACTAGCACCCCCACCGTTTTGTGCAGGAATAGAATATGTACAGCTTGTTAAAGTTTTTTCACCATTGTTATACATTATTCTAGGACTATTTTCAAACCCTTCTGAAGTGTTATCGTCAGGATTGTAAGAATAAACAGCAGGTGTTATAAAGTCAGGGAATTGTTCCATTAAAGGCTTTATTACTGTTGCTGCAAAAGGTTCTGCTACTATTTCATCTTCTCCTGCTAATATATTAAATTCATTCCAAGCATCAAACTTTTTACTTCCGTATAAATGCCCCCCTACTTGGTTTTTATAATTATTAAAAGCATAGTCGTCTTCATCTTCAACAAACTTAAATATAGTCTTTTTATTTAAATCAGTTAAAGGCATAAGCTTCATTTCTGAAACATCTATTTTGTCTGTCCAATCTAGCTCAACACTATTAGGGTTATTTATAAATACATCTGAATAAGGTTCTATCTTTATATTGCTAGGGTTATCTTCATCAGGCAAAGTAACTAAGTTAAACATAGTCATCAAGCCCTTTAAGAAATCCCATTGTCCTAGCTCTCCTCTTAGTGTTTGTAAAATTAAATTTGAAGTTACTGCTGATACACTTTGAGTAAAACTTGCTGTTCCTGTTCCTGCAAGTTGAACTGTAGTAGTTCCACTTGTTTTGAATTGAGCTTCTAAAGTATCTCCTGTTTGCATTATAATAGTAAAAGAACCTGTGTAACTAAATACATTATTTATTATAGGAGATGTTATTGTATAAACATCTATTGGTGGATAAGGAACTCCTGCTGCATTTGTATGTAACCATTGAAAATCTACTACTTCACCTGCATTAGCTGTAACAACAAAATCATAGTTTATTGTATAAGTTTCGTTTATTTGCGTTGCTGTTAATATATTAGTTGTAGTGTTATAATTAGTAGGTAAAAAATAGTTCCAAGGAGCATAGTTAATTAACTGTAAATTAGTAAAACTTGCAGTTGCAAGTGAAGGGGTTAATGAACCTCTGCCAATATATCCTGAGCCACTAACATTTGCAGGAGCGTTATTAGCTCCCCAATTAAAGTCCATATATAGTTTATCAAAGTCTGCTGTATTAAAGAATGTACTCTCATAAGTAAAATCTGTAGCTTGAAATATTCTATCTATTAAATACTTTATATGTAAAAAAGGTCTAAATGAACTTTCTAAATTTGGTAGCACAGGAAATCCTGAACTAGCATTAAAAGTGTATTGATGTGTCCAAGCTACAAAAGGATATTTTACCGTATCAGCAGCTCTAAAGCCTGAAGTACTTGGATTTGAATATGTTACTCCTGCTCCTGTCCAAGTAGCTTGAATGTTTGTTATATTATAATCGTGTGATAATTCTGTAAAATCTAAATCAGAAAAAGTCTTATCTCCTAACACATCAGCTAAAGCTACTACTTCAGAATACAGATTAACATTGTAACTTATTTCTGCTTCTTTGTCTTGTATGTCTATAAGTCTTAAATAGCCTTCAAATAATAAAAAGCCATCTTGCTTTAGTATTGCCTTTGTTCTTTTATAAGGATTAAAGTTAAGTCCTGTATCTGTTCTTGTTATTTCAAATATATTGTCAAAGATTTGATTGTTTCTTTTTGTAGCAGGTAAGTTGAACGCTTTTGAATATGACTGAACTTTCTCAGCTACATTTTTAAAATCATCTACACTAAGACTAAGAGGAATATCTTCATCTTCATAAAGGTCGCAAATAACTTGACCATCTTGCAGGTCTGTGTTAATTGTAGTTGGAGTTATACCCTGTTGAGATACTGATATATTACTTATAACTATATTATCAACAGCACCATTAAAATAACTTATTACTATCGTGTCATCTGTACTAGCAGCAGTCCAAGAAAAAGTGATTTGACTTTGATTTGCTGCGTGTAAAGGCTGTGAAATCAGAGTAGTACCATTATAAGCACTTGTTAAGACAGAACCTGTTCCTGTTGTAGACAAGTCTATTATCATTTCATAAGTCGTTCCTGCAACTAAGTTAGATAGTTTTTGATATACTCCTGAAAAAGTTAAAGTAGTTGTTGAATATAAAGTTAAGTTGCTTGCTATCTCTGTTGGTAAAGTTGGTGTTCCTGATAATGTAGTCCTGAAACGAAACCAAGTATTTATTGGTGAAGGTGGTTGATTAGTCAAAACATCTAATATAACATTACCACTAGTACTACTATCATAACTACCTGAAGTATTTATTGTATTAAAGTTTGTACCATTAACTACAAATTCATTTGCAGTTGTAGATAGTGAATTAAATTGTCCATCATAACTCTGAGGAAATACTATTAATTGTACACTCATTATACTGATTGTGTTCTTAGTGTTTTACTCTTTTCTACTTCAAAAGAATATTGAATAAGCTTATCATTTGCTACTGTCTTTTTTGTAAAACTAGAAGTTGTAAGCCTTACAGGTTTTACATATTGGTTAAGTGCTGAGAAACTTCCGTCTGTTTGATAGCCTTCTAAAATATATACTTCAGGGCTATTTATTAATTCTTCAAACATTTCATTTTCACTTTCACTAACAAAGTCTGTATTCATTTTTATCTTTTCAGTTGCATTAACTCTAAAGGCTTTCTTACCACCTTTATAACTGTCTACTCTATAAGCTGCTTCATTCCAAGTTCCTGCTAATTGCTCGTATGTAGAACCCTTAGTTGATATGCTTCGTACTGACTTCTTAGTAAATGTGTAATAATCCCAAGCACCCCATTGGTTTAACCAACAAAGTCTTATAGGCTCAAAGCCTTTTAAGTCAGGACAATTAACATTAATAGTGTATGTTTTAGAAATTGCAGTATTACTTACATCAAAAGCCCTTACTTCTATTGTTCCACCCTGTATTGTTCCTGCTGAAACTAACGCTTGAAAAGTAGAATTCCAATTCTGTAAGTTAGCAGGAAAGCAACCAAAGTACAAAAGTCTATTAGATATTTCTGAACCAAGAGCAGCATAAGCACCTGTAGCTAAATTCTTATTAACAGTTGTAAACCCTATTTGAACATCTGCACTATTTTTGTATATTAGTTTTATGTACTCTAAATTGTCATTTGGTGATAAAAAAGCAACAGTTCCGTAATCTTCTAAATTAGCATACTGAGTAGCAGGTGCATTAGTTAAGAACCTATCAGTAATACTTGATAAATTAAAGTTACCTAAATTAAAGCCAAAGTTGTTAGCAGTTGTACCTGTACCCATTGTAAGAACATCAGAATATTTTAAATAGCTATTAAACAGTCGGTAGTTATCATTTGCAATAATTGGTGTGTCTATCTGAACATCACCATTTTGATCAGTATATTGTGTTTTAAACTCTATATTTAACCATCTAGCAGCTTTTTTATTTCTTGAATATTTATCTATTAAGTGTAAAGGGTGAGGAGTGTCATCAGTAGTTGTAATTCCTTTATATTCGCTATTATCAAAAGCCATATTATCAGCACTAACATAATTCTCAACTACTTGTCTGAAATCAAATATTCCTACTCCTGCATTGTTAGGAGTTGTTTTAAAAGTAGCTGTTGGTATTGAAGATGTAGAAATTGCTGTAGGTGTTGTATCACTTATATAAACATCAGCAATAAATCTTACATTTGTAAAACCTGATACTATTGTGTTATTTGATACTACAAAAATTACCTCTTGACCTACAGGAAGTTGAGGGTATAAAGGTGCTTGTTTTATTTCTGTTGCCATTTATTTTACTGTTGTTAATCCGTTAATTATATCATCTTTTACTGCTCCTAGCATTTCTTTACCAAATTGTTTTAAACCTAACATCAAAGGCTTTTGAAAGAAACTTATTCCTTTTATTCCTTTGCTATAAATACTTCTTGCTATTATATAGCCCATACTTTTATGGCTCATAAATCTACCTTTTTTGTCACGCCATTGAAAGCCTTTCTTTTTTACCCACTTAGCCATAATGCCTGACATTCCTCCTTTTGCTTTACCAACCCTTGAAGAGCCTGTTCCAAACTTATAAGGACTTGTAATTACTTTACCTTTATAATCTTTAAAACTTCTTGCCTTATTAGTTCCTGAAACTCCCTTATCTACAAAAGTACCGTAATCGGTCATAAAGAACTGTACAGCAAAACCTTCAGCATTATTAGTAACTTTAAAGTCTATCGACTTTTCTAATGCAGTACCTCCTCCTTTTGTTTTTTGTAAGTTTCCTTTTGCCCTGTTTACTACTTGTTTGCCAAAGCTATTAAGATATCTTTCAAGAGCTTCTGTCTTCATTATACAAGTGCTGCAAATACTTCTACTTGAACATCAGTTGTTGCTGAAGGTCTTACTTCTACAGTAACTAAATCTTGTAATGTAGGAAAAGCAGGACTTGCATCTTCTTCACCAATTAATGCTTCTTCAGCTTGGAATAAGATATGAGAACCTCCTGCTCTTACAGTTACTTGATAGTTAGTTGCTGATGTTACAAAAGCTATTTTCATATCTTGATCTGTACTCAAGTTAGTTAACCTAAGGTATTTACAGTTCTCTACATCTAAAGCACCATCTGCACCATGTGGTGTAGAATTAAATACTGCTACTGTTGTAGTCTGTGAATGTGTACAAGTTAATATTCTTTCAAATACATCTACTATTCCTGTAGTTGTTAAAGTATTTGTAGAACCTCTTACTGAGCCGTTCAATACGACATTTTCTGTGATTGTTGTTGTTAAGTCTGCCATTTTATTTTTTATCTATTTGTTTAAGTTTATTTATTGCCCAATTTACACCTGATGAACCTCCCCAAGCATCCCACATAATACCTCCACATCCTTCTGAGTAAGGTACATCTTTATGCTGTTGATGTCTTTTAAATGATGCCATTCTTGCTATTGTATCTCTGCTAATAGGTTTTCTATCTGCTAACTGTGCTGAACGTGTCCAACCTACTCTAGTTCCACAACTGCTTCCATTTTCTTCTTTATACTTTCTTGCTCTTTTAGCATTATTAGTAGCTGCTTGTGGGTAGTCGCTATAACTTTCAAGCTCTATACTTATTGCTTCTAGCATTTCTAATATGTCTTCGTACTTCATAGCTTTATTGTTATTTTAAATTTCTTCCATCCTATTTGAACTATTAATCTTCCTATCTTAAATTTTAGCATTAATACCCTGCTCCTTTATTTGTTACAGGAATATCACAAGTCTGAAAATCATTCTGAACTAATACTCCTAAGTTAAATACATATCCACAACACAAATTGTCAAAGCGTTCTTGAAAAGGTTCTATTGTGAATTGGTCTTGTGTAAAATATATAGGTTGATTTATATCATTTACACCTGCTAGTGATTGTCTTGAACTATGCCTTAACATTCCAATAATGTCTGTGCATATATGTAATGTTTGATTGAATACTTCTTGTTCGTTATTCTTAGTATTGACTAACTTACTTAAACCTGCTTGTTGTGAAGTTTGCCAATCTGACTTTTCAGACACCATATCCATAATAAAGATTTGAAAGTTGTATGTCAATTGACTATCACCTGTAGTTACTGAAGTGGGGTTTATGTGCATAATAGGAAACTTCTCCATCTTCTCAAGATTGAGGTCATATATGTCGCCAACTGAAGTAGTGCTTATCTGTTCGTGATACTCACCTAACCTAAGTAAAGTATTTACTACATTATTATATGTCTTATTATTAACCATTTCTTTTTACTTTATTTTGTGAGTTTAAGTCTGTTTCATAACTTAACCAAGTCAAGCACTCTAACAATCCTAAATTCGTTATTCTTTCTAAGTTTACTATCTCTCCATTTGTTAATCTATACATCACTCCAAACCATCCCCATTTCTCTGCAAAGCTTTCTGTTGCTATTGCGTCTTCATTTCCTTCAGCTGCTCCATCAAATACAATGGCAAAATCTCTGACAACTCCTTCCCTAAATTGTAAAAAAAAACCAATGCACTTTGCACTTGTTCTGCTGACATCTTTTTCATTTCTTCCGTCCTAAGCCGAATATTTCCATCATAAGCATCAATAACATAAATATCATTCTTCTTTTCCTTAATCGGTCTATACAATACAGCCATCAATTCAGGTAAGTTATTTTCTATTCCACCTTTAATAAATGTTTCAATGTCTGCATACTCTCCTAATGTTATACTGTCCAAATCAGGATGAAAGCCATACTCAATACCATCTATTTCAATTATCCTTTTTAGCTTTGTATCTTGCTCTTGTTGTAGCTCTGCAATCCTGCTCATTATTACTGCTACATCTCTTAAAGCTAATTCCTTTACTAACTGCTTAGGAATATTAGATAACGCTGCTATTGTTTCCTCTGCTTCTTCCGTCTTACTACCTGTTTCAAAATCAATAAGTTGCAACCACTTCTCAAGTGAAACTTCTTCCCAACTACTAATCAATTTGAACTCTTTTACCTCACCTTCTTTTTTGACTTTTACTTTCATCTGTTATATAATAGAAATTTGTTGTTTTTAGTTTACTGCACATAATACTTCCCTGCGTTAGGGTTGTCTAGGTGATAAATAACATTATACCTAACTCCGTCAATTGCGTGGTTGTAGTTATCTACATAGAGCTTAGAACCTTTGTCAGCGTATATATAATTATTTAGCTCTTTAGCTATGTTAGTGCTTTCAGGTGTTATGATTAGTTCATAGTCTTGCATACGAGTTATCCCACTCTCAATAGTTCCTTTCTTTACAGGTTTGATGTTTACTCCTAAATGTCTAAGGTCTGCAATTAGTCTTGGTTCTGCACTATCAGCTATGATAAGTTTATTATCTACTTTGTCTAATATTATTTGAGCCAACTCATTTGACTTCAATCCGTTCTTATAGATATGCTCTTTTAAATATATCTTACGCTTCTTTTTATCAATAGCTACTTCTGTTAAGCTATCAGGATCAACTGAGAAACCAAAGTCCATTCCACAAGAAGTTTGTAGTCCATCAGGATTAAATTCACCTATACTCCAATTCTCAAAGACAACTCCTTCTGCTTTATCCAACCACCCCCCTAAGATTTTGTGCTGATACTTTTTAAAGTTTCTGTGCTTTATAGTCTTAATACGCTCTAGGAAGCTCTGTGAAAGATTTTCTTTATTGTCTAGGTATGTACTATGTATATAGCACACATTGTCTCTAACGCCGTTAAAACCTGCTGAAACTCCTTTGTCCTCAAAAAACCTCTTGTATATCCAATGCTCTTTAGTTACAGGATTTAGTATAAGTATAATTCTATTCTGTATTTCTTTTTCTCTAATACTTAAATCAATAGTATCAAATATATCTTCATCAATAAGTTCCTCAGCTTCGTCAAGTACCCAAGTGCTTATACCCTGCAATGACTTTAAGCTAGCTGTTTGATTTCCTGCTGAGGTTCTGATACCCCTAAATAGAATGTCTGACTGATTGCTTGTATTTACTACTTCTGCTTTATTAACGCTAAAGACATTATCAAAATCTAGCAGCCCTATCTTTTCTAAGAACTCAGGAATGATTGATAAGTGAGCTGAGGTCATTGTGAAACGAGTAAAGAGTATTCTAATCCCTTTAGTCATTGTAAGTAAAGTAAGAAAGACTGTAACAGCAAAAGACTTACCTGAACCTCTACCGCCTGTGATTATAAAGTAACGAGCATCAGATGAAAATAATGGATTGTATTTCTTATTCAGTATCAGTTTCTACAAATGTAATAACAGGCATATTAATAGCTTTATCTCCTGAAGTTATATCTACTCTGTTTGTTTCATTCCAACCAAGTCTAGTCTTAGCTGCGTGTATTACAACTGAAGGCACTTTATCTTTTACACATTCATAATACTTTGACTTAATAAAGTCTTGTTGTATGTTTTCTATTTCTTCAACCTGAGCTTTAAATTCTTCATCTTCTTTTAGCCACTTATAAAAGTTTGTTCTACTTAGGTCAGTTGCTTTTAAAGCTGTAGTTATTACTCCTAGTGAACTTTCTAATGCTTTGAGTAATCTTTCTTTGTTAATCTTTGTTCTATTTTGTTCCATTCTTTATCGCTTTTTGTCCTGTAAATTGTTCCCATCTTTCTATAATTACATCACAATACTTTTCGTCTAATTCCATTCCGTAACATTTTCTATTTAGTTTCTCTGCTGCTATTAGTGTTGAGCCACTTCCTAAAAACATATCTATAACTAAACCATTATCAGGGCAACTACTTTTTATTGCTCTTTCACATAAAGGAATAGGTTTTGGTGTAGCGTGTCCGCCCTCGTTTCCTTTTCTTATATGTCTATCAAATTGCCAAACTTCAGTCATTAAATCGTGTGTATTATTAAAGTATGCTCTTGTGTTGTAGTATTCTTTTTTTAATTCTGTGTATTCTTTTTTTAATTCTGTGTATTCTTTTGTAAATGCTTTGCCCTTAGCATTGTTTCTTATTGAATTATAATGCTCTTTAGTGGGGAATGCCCATTGACTTTTTGACCAATAGTGTGTGTGATAAGTGTTTGTTAGTTCTTTAATTTGATTATTATTCATTCCACTTTTCTTTTTTTCCTCTACTAACCATTCTCTAATTGTTTCAAACCCCTCAAAATAGTTGTCTGAATTGTTATTAAAACCCTGCACTCCCATCATAACAAATAAACATTTCTCAGTAATCACTCCATAACTTCTTGAAATTGGATTGTTTTGTCCATCACCTAATCCACTTGGATTTTTAAACCAAGTAATAAGATTTCTAAATGTTGCTTTCTGTTCTTTTATATATGTTTTTAATATTTCTGAATAAATATCCATAAGAGGTTCATCTATTCCCCAACAGTAAAAACTTCCGTTATCTTTTAAGTATGTAAATTGTAAAGGTATCCATTCTTTGTTAAAATTCAATAAATCAGAATAATTAAGATTGTCATTTAAAACTCCGTCATTTTCTTTCTTCATTCCATAAGGGGGGTCATTGTGTGCTAAGTCTGCTTTTTCTCCATTCATTAGTTTAGCTACATCATCTGAGCTTGTACTATCTCCACACATAACTCGGTGTTCTCCTAATTGCCAAATATCACCTCTCTTTACTTTGCTTTCTTTTACTTCAGGTATTTCATCATCTTCTATTAATCCTGCTTCAGCTATTTTGTCATCTTCATTTTCCCATACATCTAAACCCCATTCTGCAAGTTGTACACTATCCCATTCATTCGCCAATATATCCCACTCCCATTCTCCAAACCCTACATTGTCTTTAACTATAAATTCTTTCTTTTGTTCTTCAGTAAGTCCTTCTGCTATTTCAATCCATACTTTTTTTAGCCCTGCGTCTTTACTTGCTTTCAGTCGCATATTGCCACCTAGCACCATAAAGTCTTCATCAACTACAATTGGTCTAAGCTTTAACATTTCAGGAAACTCTTGTATTGACTTTACTAACTTTTTAAACTTATCATTTTTAATTATTCTAGGATTATCAGGGTTTCCCTTTACTTGACTTATCTTAACTTGTTGTTTCATAGTATATAATAGAATTTTTGTTAATTTATTTAGTAGTCTTCGTTTATTCCTCTTTCACCTATTAGCTTTTCTTTTGCTCCTGCCCATAGTTTATCACCTCTTTTTTTTTTACTTAAAGACGCTTCAGTTCTTTTAAGACTTGGCATTCCGTCTGTTGGTTTGCTGTCCATATATTTACCACAACTGCATTGAGCTTCTTTGCATACCCACTTCTTATCTCTTAAGACTATTGTAGCTTTGCCAACTTCTTTTTCTTCTTTACCACATTCACAACTATACTTTGTCATTGTGTAATCTGTCTAGTTCAAAGTGTAAATGATTTATTGCTTTCTGTATATCTTGTTCAGCAGGGTTACCTTCTTTTTTACCTGCTCTTAACAAATAACTGATTGCAGTTCCTAAGTTATAGCTATCAGGTTGAAAGTCCTCTACTACTTTTCTTGCTGAGTAACCGTACTTCTTTCCTGAGTAGTAACTTGGTTCAGGTGTTGCTTTATAGTCTAAATCAATTGGCATATTTTCTAGGTTTTTAATTAGTTTCTCGTTCTGTGTCATTATTTAAAAGTTTTAAAAGTTGGTGTGGTGTATATATTCTGCTATCACCTGAATAGTTTTCAAAGATACAAGTAAAGTTATCATTTTCCCAAGTCCAAAGACTTCTGACATTCTTTTTAATGTGACTGTTCAATACCCATTTAATTGTTTTGTAAGTTCTTTCCATTTCTATTGTTTTAGTTTTAAATACGCTAAGGGTTCAGAAAAAAATAAGAAAATAACCGCATTGTTATTTAAGTTAAGTTTAGCCCTTAGCATATTCTTTATATAGTTTTTTTATACCATCAAAGCAAGTTGATAT